ACGTGTATAAAGTTCTTTGCTACACCGATGCGATTAAACCCTACTTGGAGAAGAGAGTTAATAATTAGATATTTTTGTGTTGAGGTGGGTGCGTAGATATCTACTGCGTGTCCATTTGTGTGACTACTTCCTTTCACACCACCTACCTTAGCATTGTGAGCTGGGCTTCTGTATCCGCTTGTAATCTTAAAACCAATTGCCGCAATCTTTCTTGCTTGTGCTAACTTGTTTAAGAACTCTACGTTCATATGCTCATAGCTTCCCGCTTGGTCGGGGGAATCAAACTCACTGTACTCAAAGTATAAGTGAAAGTCACTGTTTAGATTCTTCATCATCTTCTATTTTTTCGTCCCAATAAATAAACACCCACTCGGTCTTAGAATTTACATTATTCATTCACCAGCTTCCTGTAAGAAAGCTCTGCAATGAAAGCTGTATATATTGCGTATAAGGGGTTTTCTCCGAGGTAAGCATACAAGAGTAGGCTTGACCAGAATGAGAGGCACAGAACGCAGTTAAATGGCTTAAACGGAAGGATTCTTTCCATCACATAACCATAGGGTTCAAAGATAAACAAGAATGCGAACATAAGTCCTACTGAACTTATGAGTAACCAACTGTTATAAATCTCCATCATAATTTCTCGCTTAGATAATCGTCTTTAATATACCGCATTAACTTGGTAACGGATTCACCATCCTCTATATAGGTGAGGTAGCCTTTTATGTTTTGACCATACACATCGCTGTGATTCAGCGATACTATCTTATTGGTCATCGTTGAGTATATAATACTAATAACAAGATTTGCAGCAGACTTACCTTCGGTGTAGTAGTGCAAGAACTTCTCACAGGTACGCATCACAGCAGCATCTATTAGTGCTTGCTTCAACTCGTTGTTACCATCTGTTACAAATGCTGATGCAGCTATCTCCTTACAACGCTGTAGTATAAAAATACCAAGCTCGTTTGTTAGGCTACCCTGCTGTACAGATATTATTGCTTCACGCTCAATCAGCGACTTGTCGTACCTCGGCATATCGTTCTTCTACTTTGTTAAGTATAGTGATTATAATAGGCAGGTAATCAGACAACTCCTGCGTGTTTATGCCAAGCTCAAATCCCAATCTAACCAATGTGACTGGCTCGTGGTTATATACCAATAGGTCAATGACTCGGTATATATCAAGAATGAGATTCGCCTCTGTGTCTGTGAGGTCTTCGTAGTATTCTTCAAAAAGCATCTTAATAGGATGAGCGTAGTCGCTGTCCCTTTTCGGGGTCAAGCTCTACAATTAGTTCAATGTACTCTGCTTCACGCCTGTAGGCTTCAGCAACCTCCTCTGGCGTGGATTCAATACCTAAGTTAGCAAACAGTATAGCCATCTCATATAGGTAGAGGTCAATCCTGTTCTTAATTAATTTACACGTTTGATAATTTCTTTGGTTAATCATAACACTTAATTTTTACTTTGAAAGAATCTTTCGGTAGGTCCTTGTCAATACGGATGTCAAGTCTTTTGTAATACTTGTTACCATCGTCTTTAACGATACCCATAGCAACGAGAGTATCTGAGAGAAATTTTGAAACAAGAATAACATTGTCAACATCGTGACGAGAATGATACCTAATATGAACCTCATAGGTCTCACAAGTAAACGCATCATACTTCTCAAGTTCTTCTTTACAGAATTTAGAGTATTCATCTTTTTGTTTTTTACGGATTGCCCAATGCTTACCAGCATAATACTGATTTAAGCTTGGTGGTTTAGGTAGGTCAAGGTCTATCTCAAGCATACTCGGTTAGGTCTATAGTTGCCTTGTACCCATATCTTGATACGAGCAGTTCGTGCAGTGGTGGTATCCATCCTTGTGCATTGTTGTCTCCTGTAGCACCATTGCCAACTACTTTATAGTTAGACATCTGTAGGTGTTGTAAGAACTGAACTCTATCAAACACAAAGGCAATATCCTTGTCACCCGTCTTCAGTATGTAGAAGTAGAAGTCAGCCTTAGACTTTAAGATTCCCGAGTCAGCATCTTTGGTAGTGCTTCTGAACTCAATGTAAAGGTTCGGTTGTTCGGGCGTGCCTCTGCGGGCAGCCCACATATAAGCCTTAGAATCATACTTAACCTCAATGGTTACAGTACGACCAGCCTTCTTTCCTTTGACATCCCAATCGTAGAATAGTTTCTTTGGAGCCTCTTCAACCTCATATCCCTTGTCTTCAAGGTACTTCATCACAAGGTCTTGACCGTAGTCTCCAGAGATACTTGCTCTTACGAATGTGTTCCTACTCATCGTTTCTGTCTTAATGCTACCTTCAGTAATATCAAGTAACCGATTAAATCTTGGACTGTATCTTCAGTCTCATCTGTAATGCCACGCATCTTGATTCGCATAAGCTTATCATCAATGCGACAGCATAGGTTATGAACTGCATCACCACCTGCATAGATACCAGCAGGGTTAAGTGCTGAATCCCCATAGGCTTCGTTCTTTAGCAGTAGCAAATTTGTAACTGCTTCGGACTCTTGTAGTATTAAATCTCTTGTATCCATAGTACAAAAATACTTACTCGTCTAATAAGTCTACCTCCAACTTATATATTTTTTTAACATTGTCCTTCTCAATCACTAACCTACCGCTTGAAGGGTTTAGGAATATGTATCCAAACCCAGCCTCAATACCTGTGTAATCCGAGATATCCACCTTGAATATAGTATCGTTGATTGATAGGCTACCATTCGGCATAACCTCCACCTTCTTGGCGGAGGGTACATTGAATCTAAGGAATGCTCTGATTAGTTCTGCGAATGCCTTTCTTCTATCAAGAATTAGACTGTGGATAGGCGTACTGCTTTTCTCCTCTGCTGTCAAGTTCATAGTATCTGTTTTTCATTTTGTCATAATATAAAGTAACGGTCCCAAGCTTACCAACAATCTTTGGTTTAGCCTTGACCACTGTAATCTCCACTTGGTTAGGCTCGTAAGGTACACCATTGCCATCCTCTAATCCGTAGGGGCAACGCCATACATTAACAACCATCATACCTTTACGGCTCCATTGCATACCACCTGCTATGTCATTCATCGTAGGCTTGTCAACATAGGGTACGCCATTCTTGTACTTTGCTTGTTGGTGTTTAGTGTGTACTGTTACAATGGTGTGGTAGTTCTTCTCTGCTGAGTGCTTACGCACTTTAGTAAGTACCTGCCCAATAGCAATATCATCACGCACACCAGCGGAAACATCTGTTCTAATCTCAGTGAATGGGTCAACCATACATCCATCAATAGTGATGAAGTTATCTTCTTCAATAGTCTCTACTGCTGTGTAGAATCCCTCAATGCTGAGGTCTTGTAGACCGCTATCAATTAAGTAGAAGTGTGAGTTGATAAACTCAATAGCCTTCTCTGTCTCCTCATCTGTAGCAGTAAGGTGGTCATTGATTAGGAATGGCTTACGCAGATATACCCAAAGTAGTTCTGCAAACACCTCAGTAGGTGAGCCTGTCTCGGGTGTGTACACAGCCCACTTCCAACCGCTGAACTCTGATAGGTTCATCATTAGTTCAAACCCGAACTGTGATTTACCTTGATGCGCCCCAGCATAGATGTATGTGGTGCTACCTTTCTTAACTGAATACTTGTCAAACAAGGAATCAAATCCTGTCCAAGCACCCTTCTTAACTCCTTCCTTGCGTAGTGTAGACAGTGAGTCTACTACGTCCTCTGCTTTGTAAATAATGTTTCTCATTGCTCTTGTTTTTTATTCTCCAAATTCTTTGCTGTAATCTTCCTCTTTATGTGAAAAGCTATTGCTTATTTCCTTACGATAGAACTCTTCTGTGATATGGAAATCGTAAACGCTTTTACCTGTTGCTCCTACAAACGACATCATCTTTGCTATCATCTCGGGATTGCGATTGATGTGGTCAAGAGACTTTGCTCTTGTAACAAACTGAAAGGGTCTGTCCTTTGTACCTTGATACATATTGGTGTATCCGTTACCACGCTTCTTCTTCCAAGCAAGGCGTACACCAACGTCATAAATC